GACATGAAAACCAATGCAGAGGTCAATCTTCCAGAAGACATTGCTGATAGGTTGGTTCAAGAGGGCCGAGGTCGAAACCTAACGACTGAGGAGAAGCGGCGCAGTCCATCGTGGGTAAGATATGCAAAAGCGAAGGGTATCCCGTACGATGAACTAGAGAGGCCAATCCCGCCAACTGCTGAACGGCCAGCTACTCCACAAAATCCTGAAGAAGGGGGCCAATAATGCCGATTTATGGAACTGATGTAGAAATAGCAATAGTTCAGCAGAACAGCTGGAACACAGTCGCAGACATTGCCAACTCTGGAACGAGCATACCGGTTATAAGTGAAACCTTTAATGCACAGCAGCCTTTAATGGCATCTGAATCACTACGAGGCAGAATAGACCGAGGTGAATCATATGCAGGCGCAAAGGAGGTAACAGGTGATATCGAATGCGAGGCGGAACCTGCTTCAATTGGCTACCTCATAGGCACCACACTCGAACACATTACAGCAGTAACAAGTGGTAGCCTTAGAACTCACACCTTCAAACCGTACAGCTCCCCGTTCGGTACCGGACAAGAAACGCCGAAAGTGCCTATAACGTTTATGCGAAAGAGTAGCGTAGTGACACGAAACTATTTCAACTTAAACGCCACAGGATTAGAGCTATCTTGTGCAGCTGGGGAGTTTCTAAAAATAAAAGTGCCCTTCATTGGTGGTCGGAATGATAATGGCACCACGGGGATGACAGCAAGCTATGGAACGAACGCCCCATTCACTTTTGATCAGTGTTCATTTTCAATAGACGGTGCTGGCGTGGGTTATGTGAAATCTTTTAGCTTGACAGTAGACGATGCCATTGAAGCGCAGCATGTTGTTGATAACGGGGGAGATCAGTGGCCTGATAGAATAGTAAGGAGCGGCTTTAGAAGCGGAACAATTAACATGACAATGAGCTTTGACACAAGCTCGGAATACATTGCTTATAGAGGCGATAATGCAAGCGCTTCAGCCGTGGCGCCACTGGCTCAGCAAGTAGTGGCAACATTCACGCAGGGCATTGAAGCACAATCTGGATACCCGCACTCGCTGAAAATTGACATGCCGAGCGTGAAATGGGAATCACTAGACAATCCCGTTGAGGGCGTGGGCGAAATAGAAATATCGATGACAGGAAGAGTTAAATACAATTCAGGCAGCGGAACCATGCTTGATATCACTCTTGTCGATACTATAGCAACATACTGAGGGGCCAATTATGCCAGTATATGGATCAGATTCAGATGTCGGATTTGCGTTTCAGAATAGCTATGGAACAGTAGCGACGATAGCAAGCAGCGCACAGACTTTACCAGTGACGAACTTTTCCATAGGCGCAAAACGGCCTCACATAATTCAAGAAAACATGCGTGGAGTGTATGACGAGGGAGAAAGCGCTTTAGGTTTGAATGAGGTGAGCGGTGAAATAGAGATGGAAGCGCATCCTATTTCGATTGGTTATCTGCTTGGTTCATTTTTCGGTTCTGCAACGGTAACAACCAGCGATTCTATTTACAAACATTCATGGCAACCGGAAGCCAACGCATTCGACGGAATAGATGGAGACAGCTTCAAACGGCCAGCAACTATTTCACAAAATGATTTAATAGTTGGGCAGGAGGTGAACTACTATAACCTAGTGTCAAACACTCTGGAGCTGTCTATAACGAATGGTGAACTGTTAAAAACAAGAGCTTCGTTTGTTGGTGGTCGTGATGATGGTGGTACAGCAGGGTTCTCAGCAGCTTTCCCTGCTGATAATGATAGATTCACGTGGGATGTCTGTTCTTTCGATATGGGTGAGGCTATCGGATGGACGGAAAGAACTACTGCTTTGACTGCAAGTGATGCGGCGGCGAATGACTATTATGGCATAACGACTGCGATATCGGGTGATGGTTTGGTTTTGGCGGTGGGTGCTTATGCTTGGGAGGGTGCAAGCGGCACAAATAGAGGCGCTGTTTATATATATGACTGGAATGGATCTGCTTGGGTAGAGAGATCAACTATATTGACCGCAAGTGATGCGGCTGATAATGACGGATTTGGGCGGAGTGTAGCATTATCTGATGACGGTGCTATTTTGGCAGTAGGAGCGTTTGAACGGGATGGTGGCGGCTCAGATAGGGGCGCGGTTTATGTTTTTGATTGGAATGGGTCGAGCTGGACAGAAAGAACCACAGCATTGACCGCTAGTGATGCAGCAAATGGTGATCGGTTTGGTGTATCATGCGCACTATCAAGCGATGGAACTATTTTATCGGTTGGATCGTATTATAGAGATTTTGGCGGCGGATCAGATCAGGGTGCGGTCTATATTTATGATTGGAATGGCTCGGCGTGGGTTGAGAGATCAACTATATTGACTGCCAGTGATGCGGGAAATAATGACAATTTCGGCGTGGGGTGCTCTTTAAGTGGAGACGGATCAATTCTTGCTGTAGGCGCTTTTACTTGGGATGGTAGCGCAGGCTCAAACCAAGGGGCGGTCTATATTTTCGATTGGGACGGATCAAACTGGACGGAAAGAACAACAGCATTGACGGCTAGTGATGCGGGTGCCAATGATCTTTTTGGGGGGAGTTGCGCACTATCGAACGACGGAAGTATATTAGCAGTGGGGGCGCTTGATTGGGATGGAGGAGCAGGAGGAAGCCAGGGCGCGGTCTATGTTTTTGATTGGAACGGATCGAGCTGGGATGAGAGGACTGCTGCGCTTACAGCTAGCGATGCAGCAGCGAGTGATCTATTTGGCGCAGGGGTTAGCTTATCAAGTGATGGGGAAATCTTATCAGTAGGCGCTTATAATTGGGAGGGTGCTAATACCAATCAAGGAGCGGTTTATGTTTATGATATTCAAGAGCTAAACGGTCACGCACTATCAGAATTCACAGTGACTTTTGAAGACCCGATCGAACCCAGGTATTATATGAATAACTCAGTATGGCCAGCGAAAAACGTGCTCACTGGGAACCGAAAAATATCATTCAGTGGTGTAATGCATTACGAGAACAATAGTTTTTATCAAGAGTACATAGATAAAAACGAGCTTAAGATTCAGATGACACTTGAGGATAGATCGACGGAAATTCAGAGCGGTTACTATAATAAACTATATTTAAAGCTTTATAGGGCCAAGATAGAAACGTCTGAAGCAAATGCCTCTGGAGCTGGAGAGACCATGCTGTCATTTTCTGGTAACGCGCACTATAGTCCATATGATTCAACTAATATGGAATTGACGCTAACTAACACAAAGTCAGCTTATTAGGAGTGATGAATAATGCCCATCTATGGTAAAAGATCGCACTTAGGAATCACATATCAACAGAGCTTTGATCAAATTCCAGATTTCACTTCGAGCGCTCAAATGATCCCGAATGTTCGGCACAATATAGCCGTGAATCGGCCTCACATTATTCAAGAAAATATGCGTGGAATATATGACGAAGGTGAGAGCTATCGTGGGCCTCATGAAGTTACAGGTGAAATAGAATCAGAAGCGCATCCTATTACAATGGGGTATATGTTTGATGCATTTTTCGGAGATGCAACCGTCACAACGAGTGACAATATTCATACGCACGAATGGAAACCGAACACATCCCCTTTTGACGGAGTTGGTGGGTCAAGTTTCAAAAGGCCGTTTGGACTAATACAGCAGGGCGTGGTTGTCGCAGGTGGCGCTACTGTAAATTACTATTACAACCTAGTAGCGAATACTCTAGAATTATCAGTATCCGAGGGGGAGCTGTTAAAAACAAAACTTACTTACATGGGCGGCACAGATGGAGAAAATACTGATAGCTATACAGAAACATATCTAACAAGCACGGAGCGCTTCAGTTGGGACATGTGTACAATAAGTGAAAACCATCCTATATCCGAATTCACAGTGACGTTTGAAGACCCTATTGAGCCTAAATATTATCTTAATACCTCTGTTTGGCCATCGAAAAACGTGCTTTCAGGTCGTCGAAGAATTAGTTTTAGCGGAGTAATGCATTATGAGAATAATAGCTATTATCAGAAATTTATAGACAAAGATGAAGTGACCTTGCAATTGACGATAGAGGATACAGCAACAGAGATCCAAAGTGGCTATTATAACAAGATGCATCTAACAATATACAAGGCACGTATAGAAACGGTAGAGGCGAACGCGACGGGAGCTGGAGAGACTATGTTATCGTTTTCAGGTAACGCGCACTATTCTTCAGCACAGGCTGGAAATATGTCTTTAACATTAACGAACACAAAGTCATCATATTAATGAGGAACTAAAGATGCCGATATATGGACACCAATCAAAACTCTCTATCGTATATCAGAATTCTTATGATACTGTTGGCGATGTGACGAACTCAGCAACATACCTTCCGTTTCTTTCAGAAACCCTGACAACCAATCTAGAGGATATATTATCAGAACAGATTGAGGGCGTATACGACGAAAAGGAACGCTACAGAGGAAAGCATCACGTATCAGGGGATATTGAATTTGAGGTTGGTGCGAAATCTATAGGTAAATTTCTTGCGAGCATGATGCCGAAGTCAACCACGGTGCAGTCATCGACAATATACAGACATGACTTTATACCTCGCACATCTCAATGGGGAAGCAAGTCGTGGAACCTGCCGGTGACCATTTCGAAGACTGGCGATGGCACATCAGGGATTCAGAACCTTTTCAACCTGAATGCTACAGGTATAGAGTTTTCGCTTGAAAAAGGTGGCTTCCTGACTGGTAAACTGAATCTAGTGGGTGGGGTCAATGCAGGAGGGTCATCGACTGGAGCGGATAGTTACTATGCATCTGATGAGCTGTACACTTGGGACGCTTCGAGCCTTGCTATAGGTGGCGCTGGTGTTAGTCCAACAAGTATATCGATTACACTGAATGAACCTATTGAGCCATCATTCACGCTCACAGAATCCTACTGGCCACGTTCTAACAATTCAACGGGTTTTAGAGATGTCACATTTCAAATGTCGTTACCTTGGAATAATAATTCCGACTACACTTATTTCTTCAACGACACGAAGACAAGCGAAATGACATTGTATTGCGAAGGTAAGACCGAGATTCAAAGTGGCTACTATAATTATATTAAATTCTCACTTTGGGATATAATGTATGAAACGTGTGAAGAAAACGCTTCAGGAGCAGGAGAGGTAGAGTTAACCATTTCAGGAAGGGCGCAGTATAACGAAACTGAAGGGAAAGCATGTCAGATCAACATTTTAAATTTAGAGGACGGAGGACAGTATTAGATGGGTAATTTTACATTAACTATCAAGAAGTATTACAAGTTTGACGGAGACCAGATCACTGTTGTTATGAGAAGGTTATCTCGTGTGAATGCTTTATTGATAACGCCTCACATTAACAAAATAGCATCAGCAGATGTTGATGGAGAAAATGCAACAATGGCTCCAGAAACCGCTATGGAATACATGGAAGCGGCTGGAAAGGTTCTGCGAGAATCTATAGTGAGCATTGACGGCATGTTCATCGAGGGGCAGGAAGTGAAGCCAGACAACAAGCTACTGGATACAGTTTTAGATTCTATCTACTTCCTTAATTTTATAATGGATGTGACGAACGACCTTGTTTCAGAATCTTTCATGAGGGAAAGTGACGAAAAAAAGTCCGAAGAGCAGCAACAAGGTGCGCAGAAGGAATAAGATATGACAGTGATGCTTTCTTCGGCTTGCCGATAGAGGTATGGATAGACGCATTTCTGTCCTGTTATGTTAGAAGGTCGGACTTTTATTCGATGAGAGAGTGGCCGAATGGCTTGGGGTACGCAGACCAAGAAAATGCAGTTGTCCAGATGTTGAATGTAATAGAGGATTCTTTCAACAAAGTAATCAGCAAAAAGATAGAGGCCGAGGCGCGAAAGAATGGCAAACAAAATAGAGTTTAGCATCACAGCAAAAGATGAAGCGTCGAAAGTCACTGCCGAAATGACGAAGCAGCTGGACGGTCTGGGTGCGGAACTAAATAAGACTACGAAAGAGTCTAAAAAGTTCACG